AAAGCTACACTTCTTTGTGAACCCATTAGCTCTGTTCTCCATCACTAAAAAAACCACTACCACCAGCTTTAGAAAACAAAGATCGAACACCGATCATACCCTTACCAAATCTCTTCTTATATCTTTTTTCTTCTGCTTCTAACCTTTTTTTCTCAGCTTCAGCTTCTTTACGATCTTCTTCCATTTGCTCTTCCATAGCTATTTCTGCTGCTGATTTTCTGTATTTTGGTGTTCTAAATATTCCCATTGTTTACATCCATTATCTACTAAGTATTTATATAACCCATAAGGTGTTATAATCAACCTATTTATACCTAATACCCTCATTATAACTGTAACGCAACTATTTTCTCTAAGCCATGCACCTTGAAATAATTTAAACTTCTGTCTTTGCAAAGGACATCTTAAAATAATCCCTTTATGTTTCATCATATAACCTATGATGTAAGATATTTCTTCACCAGATAATACCTTCACATCTAATCGTTTATGTATATGTTCTATAATAATCCATACATTTTTCGTATGGTCATAACCCATCATCCCACAATGAGCCATACCTCCTTTTCGAAACATATGATACCACGATTCTAAAGGTGGATCATAAAAGAATACTAGCCATTCTTTCGGAAAATATCCCATTTACCTCTTTTGTTTATTGAGCCTCTTTCATATAAGTTCCAACTTTTGTAAACATTTGTAACACTCTGTTTCTTTGGTCCTACAGTCAAAGATCTACCTTCTCCAGCACCTAACATTAAATATTGTAGTGCATCATGTACATGAGAAAACTTATTCTTATTTGGTCTATCTTCATATCTTTCGCCAGATGTTTGTATTCTTCTGTAATGATATCCTCCTAAAAACCCTTTTCTTAATTGATTACAGGATGGTGATAGTAAAAACCCAGCTTTACCATCAACCATCCTATTCAATGCAGATTCTACTGATTCTATTCGTAGTGCTACATCATTTGATGGAGCTGGAAAGGCTTGGATACCTTGCTGTCTAAGTATCTGAAAAGGAGTAGTTTCATCTGTTTGTGCCCTAAAATCACCAGCTGGATCACCAAATATTTTTAAATCTTTATCTGAACAATGCTTTATTATTTCATGCTTTAGCATCTCACTAAACTTAACTGTACCAATATCAAAACAAACTAACTCATGGTTTATAATCCACCTACCATCAGGTAGCTTTTGACCAAACACAGCTGATGGTGTTAGACCAAAGTCTAAACCTATGTAAACAGTTGTATCAGCAAACTGTATCTCTTGATCTGCTAAGTGTGTATCTTCTCTAAATGAACCATAGACTAACTTTCCATCTTCTATAGTTCCTAATTTATTTAAAACATAGACATCAATCCATGACTTTGATTTACCTCTAATAATATTAGAATAGTAATCAGGAGTAACATTCTTTATGTTTTCTGCTACATCATTAAGTTCATAGCCTTTAATCTTATCATCTTCTTTCTTTTCTATCATTCCAGGTGGTTGTACAAAAAACCTCCAGTTATCAGGTTTGACTAACATCAATGATTCTTCTTGATTCATATGATCTGGTACTGGCACTTCTCCTGACATAATAGACCACCAATGATCTTCATCTGGTGCATTAGTGTCTGCTATAACACCATACCATGTAGGTCCACCATCTTTTACTGCTGGATATCTACCTACACGCATAGTACAGGCATCTACTATAGACTTAGGTATTTCTCTAGCTTCATTAATCCATACTCCTGTCAATTCCAATGACAGTAGTTTCTTTACATCTTCTGGTCTATCTAATGCTAAGAATATAACTTCTAGTTCTATATCATTAATCTTTATGTGATGTGTAAAGGGAACTGAGTAAGTAAAATTACCAAATAAATTTTCTGGAAACCAATCTAACCATGTTTTCATGGTAGTAGTTTTTAACTGAGGGTTGGTGTTTCTGATTACTGCCCATCTAGATTTTCTCTTACCATCAGGAGATGGTTTTTGTCTGGCGGCTCTTCTAAATATTTCTATGCAACAAGATACTGATTTGCCTGATCCTACTGGACCTCGTACACCTCTAAAGAAGCTATCATCCTTCATAAAGGTTTTGATAACTTCTCCAGGTGCTTTGTAATCTAAACCACTCACACAGTATTAGAATCAATACCAGCTTTAATTAATCTATAAATAGTTTCTGGTAGCAACGATTCAATAAACATATCTGCTTCTCTATCTGTAATTAGATCTTTTGGATAATGAGCAAAATGTACTTTCTTTACTATCTTTCTTAACTTCATTCTGTCTTGAAAAGATATAAGATCCTGTGCGTATTGTTGTGTCATACAGCTTGTACTATTGCTATTACAATAAATATAGCAATACCACTAACAAATATTTTTCCTTTGTAATTAAGTCTGTTCCACTTATCTATTAGATTCTGTAACATAATTAACTCCTTACTTTTTCTTTTTACTTGCCATGATCTTTTTTTTCAAAGCAGCTGGTAATTTGTTTTGTTTACCTTTTAGCTTCTTAGATCCATTGGTTTTTTTCATACCATACATTAGCTTACTCTCCTATATGCTCTTGTTTTTGCTGCAATAGATTTTGGTTGTTTCACAAACTGTTTTCCTTTTCTACTGCCTTTTCTCTTAGCTCTAGTTGTACTTGCATATTCACTAGCAGTCAATGATTTGATCGCTGCTTCAGGGAGATATCTTTCCCCAGTCTTTGCACTAGGTTTACCAGATTTAGTTCTCCACTTCTGCTTTGTCCATGCTTTCAGACTGCGTTGTGATTTAGCTAGAGCCATTATGCCTTTGCTTTTTTCTTAGCTGTTGCACTAAGATCCTTAAAATGTACTACAGGCTTACTACCACTACCATGTGTCTTACCACTATGTAATGAGCCATTAGGCATCTTGTGTGTAGCTCCCTTGTATTCTGTACCATTCTTGAAGTAATGTTTTGTCTTTCCCATTATTTATAGCCTCCTCCAGCTTTCTTATAAGCAACTGCTAACATTTGTGCCTTTCTCGCACTCCATTGTCCACTTTTGCCACCTTTTGTTCCTGACTTTATTCTTTGAAAGATTCTCTTTCTCATTGTGGGTTTTGTATAGTTCCCAGCTTTATTAACTGTACTCACCACTTCACCTTATTCGCCCAGTATGCAGCTGACATATTACCTTTCGCTATATTCTTGGCGTGTCTTGCCTTAAAAGACTTTGCTCTCTTTGTCATTGTTCTGTCTCCTGTCTTACCTTGTTGTCCAAACCGAATAGTCTTAATCTTATCTCCAGACTTAGCTACTACTACATGTGATTTAGTCGGATGTGATGGAGTTCTCTTAGGTTTATTAAAACCACTAACTCCAGCTCTCTTTATTCGAGGATCTGCCATGAACGAACCTTACTACAATAAATATTTTTTTGAAGTGCTTTTTTCAACTATATTGTTTGTATAGGACCTTTTTGTCGTATGTGTTTGTATTTTTCTAACCCCCATGTCCTAATCTAAGTCTATGTTGATAGAGATGTTTCCTGCGACCTGGTGTTGTACCTTATCAGGAGCTCTCATCCCTATCCTATCTAGGAGATCCTTACTAGCTTCCAGTCTAACATACTCACTCTTCCCATTTTGTATTAAGTGTAGGAGAGTTGAGGATGCGTGGACTGATCCTAGTCCTAACTTGTTGGACACTTCCTGTTGTAGGTACGCTTGTACCTTTGGTAATCGTAGTGTCCTACTAGCTACTACTCTACCACTTTCTCCCTTTGAATAACCAGCTTTCTGACTTGCTTCGGTTATGGTACATCCTGTTGCTACGAGGGTATCAACTAATGCTCTTTGTTTGTATGTCAAACCATCTTTCTTGCCTAATTGTGTTCTTGCCATTACGATAGATGTAAACATGATCGTAACCATGTCAAGTAAATAATTGTAAACAAACCTAACAGTTCTTACGAACTGGCACCTCTCGATCTCTCTTATCTTGTCTGCCAAGCAGACAGCTTACGCCTGTATGATCTTCGGTGCTATCTCTCTCTCTTGCTTCCTAATTATATCACAAAAGTACAAGTACTTCGTTTCGCTGAGCTCTGCTCTTAATCGCTCAACTACGCCCTCTACGAGGGTAACTCGCTACGCTCCTAATACTGACTAAAGTTTGTGACCTAATCGAGGAATCAAGAAAGGAGATATACTATGAAAAATCTTGATAAGAATACTTTACTAAATCTGATTGCTTCAATGAGGATGAAGAAAGCAGATAAACTACATGAAGCCTATGATTCAGATGTATCATGGGATTATTATGAAGGATGGCATGACGCCATAGAGGAACTGCAAAGGCAGATAAAAGATATAGAAGGAGATCAAAATGACTGATTCTGAATACAAATATCTAGATTGCTTAGACAAAGCAAGAATAGCAGATGAACAGGGTAAGCCTGAAGTTGCTAAACTATGGAGAGAATATGCTGAGGTAGTAAACAATCAGCATGACTATGATGAAAACATGGAGGTAGAAAATGAACAAAGCACCTACTAAACTAACTACTGATGATGCTACTATTGGTAGTATACACTACCATCAATCACAGGATTGGGCATCTTGGATTGGTTCTCTTGTTGATGAGAACTGTGAAATAGATCGTGTCTATTCAGATCTATTACTGTGGCAGATATGCAACAGTACTCACAAGAGTATACAGTCATTCAAGAAGAATGCACAGTATTACAAAGATGCGTATGAGCAGACATTTGTAAATGAAAGACAAGCACCAGATGGCACAGAAATCAGTACTATCAACGCTGACAATCTACTATCACAGGGTAAGACTTGGAAAGCATTGGAGGACAAGTACACAGCTATACACAATGCGTGTGCTGAACTGTACAAACAACTGTATCAAATGGAATGGCATCAGAGGAAGGTGGCAAAGCCATCAAAAGGTCAAATGAGGACTATGTCTCAGATGACACCAGATGAAATTGCAGAGGCAAAAAGAATATCTAAAGAAGCCTTTGGATACTAATAAACAATTATGTGTAGGATGCCAGGCGACAAGCGACTTGGCATCCTCTTACTAAAAAAAATTCGGAATTAAGTAGCTAATACCGAATGCTTTTGATATTATAGGTTACGGAAGGAGTTATATTATGCGTAGCATGTCTATACTATTTGGATACTTTGACAAGTTTTTCGAGTATCTACTAAAAACAATAATGACTACCAAGTTCAGAAACAATGCTGAATATCTTGGTACATTTGTATTATTTTATATTGGTCTTGGTGGAGGACTTATTGCATTCAGTTTGTTCTTCGGTATCAATCCTACATTGATTATGTCAGTTGTAGCTGCACCTATATGGGTTGGTCTAGTATTCTTATGTAATAGGATTACTAAGATTGCAATTACATTGAAGGACATACCAGAACCAGATGTAAAGAAAACTAAATCAAGGAGGAAGTAATGCAGTTTCCATTACCACAAGACAGCTTCACAGCAGAGGAGCTAGATAGGTTTGATGTTATCTACACAAACTACTATGAATTACATAATGAATATCAAGCACTAGAAGATGCATGTGTAAAGCATATGCTTCAAGATGGAGTAAAGCTAATCTATACACAGGAAATCAAAGAGATGGTTAGAGAAAGGTTTGAAGATGAAAACTACATTCCAGAACCATACAAAGATTAGTTGTATCAGATGCATTGGACTTGGATTTCTAATAGATTGGAACAATCCAGAAGGTGCAGATGTATGTGATATGTGTAACGGAACAGGAGAAAACAATGGATACCGAAGGACTAAAAGTATTGAAGGCAAGACTATGGGATCAAAGACTGGCAACAAGAGACGCTATAAAAGGTTATAGTCAAGCAACTGCACTCAGTCAGTTAGATGATCTATTCTTAATAGAGAATGAAATGCTAGAGGAGTTTGAGAAACTAAGAACTGCTATAGCAAAAGATATATCAACTGTAGAAAGTTGGTTAAAACAATTAGAGGAACTTAAATTTGAAACCAGATAGGAGGTGAATCATGCGAAGCATAAGACCAGGACATTACCAAGCAACAATATCATATGGTCAAGATCAAGTGATAGTAGTTAATATTGTGAAGGTTAAGTCTAACTTCAAACACAGTATAACTAAATGGAGGTTGACAGTTGACGATAGTGTACTAGGTCCACAACATAGAACTGATTGGGATACTAAACAACAGGCTATGAATAAGGGAAGAAAAGAAGTTGAGAACCTTATGTTCAAGGCTCTAGAAATAAGGATTATCAAGGGTTTTCAACTACCAAAAGATTTTTATGGAGAGGAGAAACTACATGAGGTGTAACGCAGAAACATTCAAAGATATTATGTGTAAGGTAAACAGGATATCACCGAATGCTAAAATGGTATTTCAGTCAAAAGTATTTCACAATACTACAGATGATCCTGAATTTCAGTATCACGATTGCAGAGATATTGACAAGATTGAAATACAGTTTGCTGATGGTATTATCAGTGAAAAAGATAAGATAATAATAACAGTAACTTAGGAGGAGCTATGCTACCAGAACAACTAGACTTCGCAGTACGAAGCGAAGAAGTATACAATCAACACCAGAGTAAGATACTTGGATACAAACAGTTGGTTCGTGATGACACCAACGAGTTAATTGCTATACACAAAGATACATACAAAGTTATCACACATCCACAAGCATATGAATTAGCACATGATTATCTTGGTAAACATTTTGATACTACTGATATGGCAGAAGCATACAGAGTATCTAACAAGGGTGCTATGATGGCAATACATTTCAGACTACCTTTGTATCAGATACCATACAAAGATTCTTATATTGCTTTGGAAGCTATACTACATAACAGTTACAATGGTATGAGACAACTTACATTTGATCTTGGATACTATTTCATGTTGTGTTTGAATGGATTGAAATCACCACTATGGGATGTTCGTATCTCATCACAACACAAGGGTAACAAAGATGTTACATTTGAAAGACCAAATACATTTGATGTCAATGACAGACTACGAACTGTATCTAATACAATGGAGAAGTGGTCATCTATTCCAGTAGACAATAATGAACTTGAATATCAAGTAGATCAGTTATGTTTACAACCAACTGAACAAGATAAGAGCCATGTCAATCAAAGACACAGAGGCTACATTTTGGATGAATACAATGATAACTATTCAAAACAGTTTGGTAAAAACAAGTTTAGTGCATATCAAGCTATGACACATTGGAGTACACATTATCCAAGTGATTCAATAAATACTAGGTATGATCGTGAAAGAAAGGTTGCAAACTGCAAGTGGTTTCACTAAAACAGAATAGAGGGCAATCGATCTTCATAGTATATGATCTCCTTCCTCCGCATGATTGCCCTCCACATGGAGGTATAATGGCAAAGCGAGGATATGTACCGAAAGGTATGTTAGAAAAAGAAAGATGTGTAGAGTGTGGTAAGCTATGGACTAAAGCCATGCTTATAGATTATAAACTATACACTTGTATTCGTTGTTACAATAGGAGGTTACATGGCAAGAAAAGTAAATCACATTGATCCAGGCTATTACATTGGACCGAAGGTTCAGGTCATTGAAGTAATAGAACAGTTTGATCTAAACCATCACGAAGCAAACATCATTAAGTATGTTATTAGAAATAGACATAAGAATCCTGACAATCCACAACAAGATCTAAAGAAAGCTAGGTGGTACATTGACAGGCTAATAAATAAATATGAAAACAGATGATGTACTAAAAACATTTGCGAGAGACAAAAGACTTAAAAAGAAATCTACTAAATATAATCTTGCAGATCCAGTACAAAGAAAAAGGTGGTGGATCAAAAGAGTTACATATTTAGCTAGAGTTTGGTTTGATCGTGATATAGAATACAGACTGAGAGAAGGTTTACTGAGAGGAGATCCATCAGCAAAAAGACTAGCTGATGCTCTTTGGAAAAAGAAGAAAGACATTGAAGATATTGTGGAGAGGAAGGTAAATGAATATACACAATCAAAAGAAAGTTATAGACAGAAGCACAGGGATAGGCGGAAGTGATGCTACATATCTTGCAGCTGGTAAATGGAAAGAACTATACGAAAGAAAGAAAGGTTTGGTAGAAGAAGATCTAACATTTATACTACCAGTACAGTTAGGAATATATACCGAATCGTTCAACAGAGAATGGTTTACAACTAATACAGATCTACCAGTACAAGAATGTGATTACACATTGATGCACAAGAAGTATGATTACATACTAGCTAATATAGATGGTTATGTACTCAATGAACATCTAAAGCCTATGGGTATCTTTGAAGCTAAACATACTAATATGATGACTAAAGAGGACACAATCATAGAGAAATACTATGCACAAGTGCAACACTACATGATGGTATCTAATATGAAACAAGCATGGTTATCAGTTATCTTTGGTAATGTGAGATGGAAAGCATTTCATATACAACAAGATAAAAAGTTTCAGAAAAGATTACTCAATGCAGAGTATTGTTTTTGGAACAATCATATATTGACAGATGTTGTACCAGATGACTATGTCGATTTTCAATCTATTGAGGAGGTAATATAATGGATGATAATACTAAAACTAAAAATCTTGATATTTGGGATGAAGCTAAAGAAACTGATCCGAGGTTTACTAAAAAAGTATCCTTTGGAGCTAGGAGTTTTACTTCTATTGATGCTCACTATCAAATCAGACGAGCTACAGAGATCTTCGGACCAGTTGGTACTGGTTGGGGGTATGATGTTAGCTACAATACTTTGACAGTTGGTGAGAAAGCATTTCAGTTTGCTGATGTATCTATATGGATATCTAACAGGAATGCTATGTATGGTCCAGTAAGAGGATGTAATCTATTGGTAGATGCTAAGGGCAGAGTAGATGATGATGCACCAAAGAAAGCATTGACTGATGCTCTAACAAAAGC